TGGGCTCCCTGCGGGAAATCTGCTCCCGCATCGAGAGCCTCGGATACCAGCCGCCCCCGCCCAGCACCATCCAAGGCTGGCGGTTCCGCAACACCGTCCCCACCGCTTGGGTGCCGGTGATCATCCAGATCGCCCTGCACGGGGGCTTCATCCGAACCATCGAAGACCTTCGCGGACCGCTGGTCCCGGGGGCACCGCCCGACGAAGTGGACCCGACGCAATGATCATCCTCGCCATCGACCCGGGCTCCGTCTCTGGAGCCCTCTGCCTGCACGGCGACCATCCGCTGCAACCCATTGTCGACGACCTCCCCGTCGTCGACAGGCAGGTGGATGCCGCCGGCTTGGCGATGCTGATCGACCAACTGCGGCCCGACGTCGCCGTGGTCGAGCGCGTCGGCGCGATGCCCAAGCAGGGGGTCACCTCGACCTTCCGGTTCGGCGTCGCGGTCGGCATCATCCACGGCTGCATCGCGTCGCACGGCATCCCGATGCACCTCGTCACGCCCAACGTCTGGAAGAGGCACTTCAGTCTGGGCCCCGACAAGGAGGCCGCGAGGGCTCTCGCCATCCGGCTCTACCCCAGCGTCGAGGGCCTCACCCGCAAGAAAGACGCCGGCCGCGCAGAGGCGCTGCTGATCGCCCATTGGTTCGCAACAAAGGGATAACCCGACATGAAGCACAGACACACATCACGCGAAGCTTACGACAGCATGGCCGGCGCGCTTTCGGGCGCGCTCGACATCCGCATCATGCGGCAGTTGCGGCGGCACACCCCGGCCGGCGGCGTCATCTGCGAACACATCGAAACCGCGCTGGGGCGCAAGCACCAATCGGTCTCGGGCAATCTCCGACACCTTGTCGAGGGCGGTCTGGCCGCAGCTACCGGCAACCACGGAACCACCAGTTCCGGTCGACGTGCCATCAAATGGATCATCACCCCTTTCGGGGCCCGGGCGCTGCAAGCAGCGGAGGCAATCCTATGATCGGATTTCAAGCCTTCTGCCTGTTCCTCCTAGTCGTCATCATCATGGAAGCGAGGGGCCTATGAGCAACGTCGCACAACTACTGCCGGGAGGCAGGGCCCTCGTCACGCTGACCGAGAGCCGCACCGCATGCAAGCTGGTGCAGGAAGAACTGCTGCGCGCCAAGCGCACCTACAAGGACGTCGCGCAGTCGGCCGCTCTGGCCCACTCGACCGTCTCCAACATCGCCAGCGGCAACACTCGGCTGCCGCGCATCGAGACCATCATCAGGATTTTGTCCGCGCTGGGCTGGCGCATCATCGCCCAGCGCCGTGGAGCGGGGATGACCGAATGAGCGACCTTCTGTACCCGCACCAGTCCAACGCCGTCGACCGGCTTGCTAAAGGCGAGACCCTCTACCTCGGCTTCGACCCCGGCCTCGGCAAGACCCGCACCGTGCTGGAGGCGGCACGCCGCAAGGGCGTGCGCCGCCTGCTGGTGATCTCGCCAGCGTCGGGGCTCTATGTCTGGGAGCGCGAAGCCCATCGGTGGTTCCCGGCGATGCCGTTCTTCATCATCAGGGGCCCCGCCGACTTCAAGCACCTGCGTGGCGACCTCGGCATCTTCGTCGTCACCTACGGCCTCGTCAGCCAGAAGGAGAGCCCTGTCGTCAGCCTCCTCCAGAAGAGCCGGCCGTTCGACATGACGGCGCTCGACGAGGCGGCGGCGCTGAAGAACTCCGGTGCCAACCGCACCAAGGCCGTGTTCGGCAAGCTGCTCTCCAGCGGCAAGCTGGGGCACATCGTGCCGATGAGCGGCACCCCTGCGCCGAACCACAACGGCGAGATGTACCCGGTGCTGAAGGCGCTCTACCCCAGCGCCGCCAGCAGCGGCAGCCGCCTGATGTACGAGTGGGAGTTTCAGGACGCCTTCTGCAAGGTCGTCAAGCGCCGGTTCGGCCCGGGTGGCCGCGAGGTCCGCACCATCGACGGCTCCAAGAACACCGACGAACTGCGCAAGCGCATGGACGGCTTCATGCTGCGGGTCCGCAAGGAGGACGTCCTCAAGGACCTCCCGCCGATCAGGTGGGACATCGTGCCGGTCGACGCGGATGTGGATATGCAGATGCCTGACATGTCGCGCTTCGACGAGATCAGCGACGAGGACCTGATCGACTACCTCAGGCGCGGCGGTGCCAACGCCAGCGGCGGCGAACACATCATGCGCCTGCGCCACCTGCTGGGGCTGGCCAAGGTGCAGGCGGCGGTCGACTACATCAACGACCTCCTCGTCGCCATGCCGGCTGACCGCAAGCTGGTGGTGTTCGCGCATCACCAAGACGTCATCGCCCTGCTGATGGCTGGCCTCGCCGGCTGGAGCCCTCAGGTCATCGTGGGAGCCTCGTCGCTGCAGGAGCGGACCTTCGCGGTCTCCAATTTCTTGGGCCACGGCAGCGTCAAGTCGCGGCTCTTCATCGGCAACATCCAAGCCGCCGGCACCGCCATCACGCTGGTCGGCCCCAACTGCAAATGCTCCGACGTCGTGTTCGTCGAGGCCACCTACTCGGTCGGTGACAACGTGCAGGCGGCTTGCCGCGTGCATCGCATCGGCCAGAGCGACGCGGTCGTCGCCCGCTACCTTGTGGTGCATGGCACCATCGACGACCGCATTCACCAAATCCTCGCCCGCAAGGCGTCGGATTTCGCACAACTGTTCGACTAGGAGAACGACCATGACGATCACCATCACCTTCACCGCCGAGAGCGGTGCTGACCTCCGACGCCAGATGCTCGACATGCTGGTCGACCGCCACGCCGTCGATGTCCTCGCCAACGCCACCGCCGGCTGGCCCCAGACCGACAAGGACCCGGGCGGCAACCAACCGGACCCCGACGTCATCACGGCGAAGGGTGGCCCCTACGAACTGGCTCCCGCAGGGGAACCCACAGAGAAGCCCGTAGAGCGCGTCGAGCCTGTGGCGGCACCCAAGGCCACCCGCACCCGCCGTGCCCCTGTACGGGCTCCTGTGGCCGAACCAGAGGCATCTGAAGGCCCTAGCGAGGGTGCGGCCACTGCGCTGGCCGACGAGCCGGCCGCGAACGGTCACGACGCGGCCGAGACCGCCGATCTGATCGACCTCAAGACCAAGACGCTGGAGACCCTCCAGCAGGCGTTCGCGGACGGCAAGGTCAAGCAGGTGCGCGGCCTCCTCGCCTCGCACGGCAAGGGTGCCAAGACGTTCCGCGAGATCGGCGCGGACGCCTTCCCCGGCATCGCGCAGGCCATCGCGCAGGGAGCCCTGCAATGAGCCTGCACGCGGCAGCCAGCCCCTCCTCGGCCAGCATGTGGATTGAGTGCCCAGCGTCGGTCACCCAAGCCGCTGGCCGCACGCGGCCATCGTCGATCTGGGCCAAGGAGGGCACTGCCGCCCACAAGGTCGCGGAGATGATCATCAAGGGCGACATGTTCCCGCCCGAGAAGATCGTCGTCGAGGGCGAGACCTTCAACGTCGGCGTCGACATGCTGCGGCACCTCAACCGCTACGTCGGCTACGTGCAGCAGAGCATGGAGGCCGGCGACGTCGTCCACGTCGAGCAGCGGGTCGAGATCGTGCCGGGTCTGGTATGGGGCACCGCCGACGCGGTCGTCGCCAATCAGTACGTCCTGACAATCGCGGACCTGAAGTATGGCAAGGGCGTGCCGGTCGACCCGGACGGCCCGCAATTGAAAATCTACGCCATCGGGGGCCTCAAGCTGGTCTACCCGCTGGTGCCCCAGACGATCACGCTGGTGATCTTCCAGCCCCGGCTCGACCCGGAGCCCAAGATCGTGGTGCTGCGGCACGACGAACTGATGGAGTGGGCGATCAAGGTGCTGGGGCCGGCCGTCGACCGGCTCCAGAAGAACGACCCGAACGAGTTCGCCGGCCCGTGGTGCCGGTGGTGCGTTCGGCAGAACGAATGCAAGGCTTTCTCGCAACAGAAGGCATATGCGGCGGCTCATGTGTTCGACGCTATTGACGCCGCTTGACGGAAGTTATGAATGAGCGTAGTGCGCAAAATACAAGCGAAGCAGAAAGGATAAGTGCTATGGCTACCCCCTTGAATACCCCCTATGCGACCCTCTCGTTCCAGTCGCTGTTCCAGCCCTCCAACCAGTTCAACGAGCCGCAGGCTCACTACGAGGCGACGTTCCTCTTCGACCCGGCGCAGCAGAAGTCGCCGGCTTACAAGGCGTTGCAGGACGCCGTCATCGCGGTCGCCAAGGAGAAGTTCCCCTCGACGCCGCTCAAGAGCCTGAAGATGCCGTTCAAGGATGCCGGTGCCAATGCCGGCAAGTACGACGGCTTCAACGTCGGTGACACCTCCATCAAGGCCCGGTCGACCAAGAAGCCCGGTGTCGTCGATGCCCGCCTGCAGGAAATCCTGCTCCCCGACGAGGTCTGGTCCGGTCAGTTGGTGCGCGCCAACGTCACCCCGTTCGCCTACGACAAGAACGGCGTGAAGGGCGTCTCCTTCGCCCTCAACCACGTCCAGATCATCAAGTCGGACCGCCCCCGTCTGGATGGCCGCGCCTCCGCCTCGTCGGCCTTCGACGACGGCGCGGTGACGGAAGCCGACACCGACGAAAGCCCGTTCTGATGGCAGAGGAGGCAGTTAGAACGCTCCGCGAGAGCCTCGCCGCCCCGACGACGCCCTTGGTGACACCCCAGTGGGCCCCTCCCCCGGCGGGACCCAACATAATCTCGACGGGGGTCGCGGCGGCACCGACGCCGCCGCGCAGCGACGTCGATGCCCTGCTGGCGACGGCCGAGAAGATGCTGCGCCAGCAGCGCGAGAAGCTTCTCGACACCGAGACCCAGCACGGCGCGCACCGTCAGCGCATCGTCGATGGTTATCGCGTCGAGATGGAGAAGCTGCGCAGCCGCGCTGAAGACGAGTTGCGTGATCTGGAT